GAAAGTAGTGACTGTCGTCAATGTTGATGATACAGTGCAAGTGCAGCCGAATGCAGAGTACGAATTGCGTTGGGTCATCATGAAGATTGATCTGACTGAGCATGAAGCTAACATGGAGAGAAACCGCAAGATCGAAGAGGCCGTAGCTGATGCTTACCGTGCAAATCTTCGGCGATCTTTTGCAGCTCAGATTTTGTCCGGTGTTGAGGGTGATGCCCGTCTGCAACTTGAAAATCTTCTTAAGTGAGGCTCAAAATGATTGTAACCGTGACTGCGTATGTGCATGCGTACAAGGACTATAACGATAAAGTGGTGTATCGAATCGATTCATTCGAAGCACCGCTCACAAAAAATGAAGCTCTGGTCCTGAAAAAAGACTTTCAGATTGAAATTCCTGAAGGGTTTGATCTGGACGCTGTTCTCCGTGAAACACACTCCGACCGCCTCAAGCAGGATTTGGCGATCATGGAAAACCGTGTGGCCGATCTCAAGAAGCAATTGTCGGAGAGTGTGTGATGCCGCGAAAACATTACCCTCATGGATATTGCCCCGAAAGGGGTAGTGTCGCAAAACATACGCTAGTGGCAGAGAAAGCTTTTGGGGGGAGGTTGCCTCAGCAAGCCGTAGTTCATCATGTAGATTACGATGAAGCAAACTACGACAATTCCAATCTAGTAATTTGCCAGGATGAGGCTTACCACAATCTTCTGCATATGCGTACCGATGCCTACAATGCCTGTGGTCACGCTGATTGGCTGAAATGCTATATCTGCAAAGATTACGATCACCCAAGTAAGCTCTTGGCAGTCAAAAAGAAGGGTCGCAGGGTTACCACGTTTTACCATTCGGCTTGTCGCAGCGCTTATAGAAAAGGGGAATTGTGATGGAACCGCAAGTGAGGCCGATGTTTCCCCATACTGTTGATTCCACTATCCTGAGTACATTCCGTGCATGCCCAAAAAAGTTCTCTTACCAGTACGTGTCTCATTGGAAGCCCCTTGCCCAATCCGTCCACCTCGTCGCCGGGGGAGCGTTTGCAAGCGCTATTGAAGCGGCTCGAAATGCCTTCTACGTTGAGGGGCGAAGCTCTTCTGACGCAGAGGCTGCAGGACTTTCTGCCCTTATTGCACATTATGGCGACTTCGACTGCCCTGATGACTCAGCAAAATCCCTTGAACGAATGTGTGGGGCGTTTGAATTCTATTTGTTTAACTACCCTCTTGGAGCTGACGGGGCCACTCCCATTACGCTCGCGTCGGGTCGTAGAGGGATCGAATTTTCTTTTGCAGAGCCGCTTGAAGTCAGACATCCTGTGACAGGGGACCCGATCCTTTACACAGGCCGGTCGGATATGATCGCAGAGCGCTTCGGCGCGGGGGTGTGGATTTATGACGAAAAAACTACAAGTAGTCTCGGCGCTACATGGGGCCGTCAGTGGGAAATGCGGAGTCAATTTACTGGTTACTCCTGGGCCGCACGAAGACAAGGTATCAAGACTGCTGGCACGATTGTACGCGGAGTGTCTATCCTCAAAACCAAATACGACACACTTGAAGTGGCAACTTATCGAAGCGATTACGAGATCGATCGTTGGGAGCAGCAGGTTAACCGTGACATTCAGCGAATGATCCGATGCTGGGAAGAGGGCTATTGGGACTTCTCCCTCGACGGTGCATGCACAGACTATGGTGGGTGCTCTTTTGTCAGTGTGTGCAAGTCCTCGAACCCGGAAGACTGGCTGCCAGCGAAGTTCGAACAGCGCGTGTGGGACCCTTTGCAGAGATCGGAGCTGAGTGTTGCCGAGTTTGAAGCTTCATGGGGCCATGTGAGGCATCCGAGTTTGCCGCCGGCTCCTGGTCTTAAGGGCACCCCATCGGATGATGGCAAGGCCCTTGGCGATGAACTCGCAGGGATGATGTGATGTATGACCAACACTTCCACGTTGAAGGCCGTTTCCTCGGGAGTGTTGTCCGCTCCCATGTAATTGTGCATGGGGAGCGGCAACCAGCCTACAGCTACGCATACTTTTGTCCTGATTGTGGGGAGCTGTGGGCCAAGTGCCCCGTCACCGATGAAAACGGCTTTGTAAACAAGTGGCAAATCCAGGGAGGGCACTGCCGTTTGCACCCCGGACCGTCGCAGTTCACCGTGGCTGGCAGTCTGTTGTTAGCATGGGAACCGGAATACAGTGCTTTGCTATTGTCATGCCCGGATGTTGTACGATGGGAATATCAACGTCATATGGAGTACTACGATCGTGTTTTCAGCCAAGAAAAAGGGACGTAAAAATCCGGGAAAATTCTCTGAAACCCTGCAACAACGTTTCGAAGGGAAATTTAGGGTTACCCCAGGGTGTTGGCCATGGACAGGTTCCAAAACACTCAAGGGGTATGGCCAACTTAGATGGAAATACAATTCGCTGGTCGCTAGTCGGGTGTCATATGAATTGTATGTTGGGCCAATTCCGGAAGGTCTGATGGTGCGTCATCGGTGCGACAATCCTAGCTGTGTAAATCCAGATCATTTGGAACTAGGAACAGCCGCAGATAATTCTGCGGATATGGTGCAACGCGGCAGGCACAATAACGGTAGTTTGGCTATTCAAAGAGGATTGAGTAAATGAATGAAACTAAAACACTCCCTGGAGTAAACATCCTCCTTATGGGTCCGGCGGGTACAGGAAAAACCTATAGCGTCGGGTCTTTGGCTGACACAGGCATTGAAATTTTCTATCTCGGACTGGAGCCGGGGGTCGAATCTCTCGTCGCCTATTTCGCCGACAAAGGTAAGACACCCCCGGATAACGTCCATTGGCACACATTGGAAGGTCCAAAGGCTTCTTTCACCGAGTTGATGGATGCAGCCACGAAAATCAATACCATGCAACTCGATACCCTTGCGAAAATGCAAGATCCGAATCGCTCAAAGCACAATCAGTTTATCAAACTGTTGGAGGCTCTGAATGACTTTCCTGACGATAGGACTGGTAACAGATTTGGTTGTGTGGACACTTGGGGCACTAATCGTGCTCTCGTTGTTGACGGGATGGCTGGATTGGCACGAGCAGCAATGTCGCTTGTTGTCGGAGGTAAGCCCGTTCGGTCACAATCTGATTGGGGCCTGGCGCAAGATCAAGTGGAAAAAATTGTGCGTCTCTGGACAGATCATTGCCGTTGTCATTTTGTGTTGCTTGCTCACGTTGAGCGTGAACAAGATGCCATATTGGGTGGGATTAAACTGATGGTGTCAACGCTGGGGAAGGCACTGGCACCGAAGCTCCCGCCGATGTTCTCGGATGTGATCCTCACGGAGCGGAGCGGGTCTAACTTCTCATGGAACACAGGCAGTGCGCTTGCCGATGTGAAAACCCGAAACCTGCCCATTGCAGAGAAGCTCCCGGCTGACTTTGGGCAGATTATTAAGAAGTGGACTTCTCGTGGGGGGGTGCTGTGAGGAATCTAGATAAATTCATCGCATTACTCGGGCTTATTTGCGGGGGTGTGCTGGTGGGTCTTGGAAGTCATTCGATCGATGTTGGGCTAGGCGTCGGATGCATTGCTGTCATTCTCTATTGTGCGGGGTTGTGATGGACCTTTCAGTCATTTGCATGATTCTATTCTTCGGTTTCATCTGGGGGTTGTGGATATGAGCTATCAACATTACATCGTGCGTATCCCTTTTCACGGTGATTATAAATTCTACACACACCCCTTCTTGAAGGGCCTCTATGAAGGTAAGTTCGAATATAATCTCGCTTCAATTTATACAAGGGCCGAAGCCGACGATATAATAGCCAACCTTCCAGAGGGGCAGGGTGAAATAGCTGAGATTGTTTTGGTCGGTTTATCGTGATTTATTCATAGGAATTAACCTACATTAATTCCTACAAATAAAACGGAGGAAAACGACATAACTGACTACTAAACCGCCATTGTATGACGTATGATTTAACTACCGGCGCAACGAACCGGTAACACAGACCTAGACCTTACCATTTGGACATTACCATGACCTTTGACGCAGACTCGTTCCTCCAATCCTCGACCACCGAAGCCAACGATACCAAGATCATTCCGTGCCCCGTAGGCGAATTTGCTGCCATCATCGACAAGATCATCCCGAAGCAAGTCCAGTTCAACGGCGGTACCGAAACCCGTATTGTCCTCGACGTGCAATGGCTCATCGAGGATGCAGGTGCCAAAGCCGCAACGGGCCGTGATGTGGTCACCGTCAAACAAGCCATCTTCCTCGACACCACGCCCACGGGGGGTTTGGACATGGGGCAAGGCAAGAACGTCGCCCTCGGTCGTCTCCGTGAGGCTGTCGGCAAGAACTCTCCCGGCGAACCGTTCTCGTTTGCCATGCTTCCCGGCCTGATGGCAAAGGTCAGTGTCAGCCATCGCCCGGACAAGAACGATCCGAGCATCAGCTACGCTGAAGTGAAAATGGCGACGAAGCTTGGCTGACCCTCGGGGCGTCACCTAAACCCATGCCGCCCCTTCGCTGGGGCGGTTTTACTTAAACAAACCAAATGCAGACAATCCACGAATCAAAGATCATTGTCACCCCCGACAGGCAGAGAAAAGAGTTCGACCCTCAGGCAATGTCGGAACTCTGCGAGGCCATCACAGCACGCGGGCTCATGCACCCCATTGTGTTGCGGGAAACTCCCGAGGGCATGGTGTTGGTCGCGGGCGAGCGTCGGTGGCGCGCTATCCGCGATATGCGCATGTTGGGAGGGCAATTGAAATTCAATGGCACCATCGTGCCGGATGGGGAGATTCCATATGTTACCCTTGGCCAGCTCACGCCGTTACAAGCTGAAGAGGCTGAACTCGAAGAGAACCTGCATCGTAAGGACCTCACGTGGCAGGAAAATGCCGCGGCTATGGCAAAGCTTCATTCCCTACGATCGCGACAGGCGCAAGCGGAAGGACGAGTACATACCGTGGCTGACACAGCTCTCGAAACCAAGGGACGGAGTGATGGTGGTTACCAGGCTGCTGTACGCAAAGACTTGGTTGTCGCCAAATTTCTTCACATACCTGAAGTTGCAAAAGCAAAAACGGCAGAGGAAGCCTTTAAGGTAATCAAACGCCAAGAGGAAAGCCAGCGCAACGTAGCCCTCGCAGCAGAGGTCGGCAAAACCTTTACCCAGAGCGTTCATGAACTCCACAACACCAATTGTCTGTCTTGGATGCGCGCAGCGGACGAAAACCAGTTTGATGTTATTCTCACAGATCCGCCTTATGGCATGGGAGCCGACAGCTTTGGTGACGCCGCTGGCACACTCGGAGGTATCGAGCATCACTACAAGGATGATTACGATCACTGGAAAGCGCTCATGGAAGAGTGGTGCGGACTGGCGTACCGAGTGGCAAAGCCTCAAGCGCATGCTTACGTTTTTTGTGACCTAGACAATTTCCACGAACTCAAACGGATGATGACCCAAGCCGGCTGGTGGGTTACCCGCACGCCATTCATTTGCACCAAACCCAACAGTGGCCGTGTGCCTCACCCCGAGCATGGCCCGCGCAGACAATGGGAGATGATTCTGTATGCAATCAAAGGAAAGAAACCAACTACAGGAATATATCCAGACGTCATCACGACAATGGCTGATGCGAACATGTCCCACGGTGCGCAAAAGCCGGTTGCTCTTTATCTTGACCTACTCAAACGAAGCGTCAGGCCGGGCGATACTGTCCTCGATTCGTTCGCGGGGTCTGGGACAATCTTTCCTGCGGCACACCAATTCAAGGTTAAAGCTGTGGGTGTGGAGATGAACCCAGAATATTTCTCGCTGTGCCTTACCCGCATCAAAGCCCTCGATGCCGATACCGCATCCAGTGCATCTTTGGGGCAAACTCTTGCAAACGAACTTAAGGCAATGGGAGGCTGATATGATCCCCCCAAAGATCAAACCCCCTGTCGTGTGGCAGCCCAGCATGCTCGTATGGGGAGCGGCCACGATAAAACCTGTTCACGCTAACGAATATTTCGTTGTAAACTCAGCCCGACAAACCATCATGCGCGCCCTCGTTTCGAGCCGTGTCGCATGCAAAAAACAGCCAAAATAGGACTAAACAATGCCCATCCAAGCCTCAGGCCCCCTCGACGCGAAAGTGCTGGTGGTAGGCGAATACCCTCACGAAGCCGACCTCCGACGTGGTGAACCCTTCATCGGAGGGGCTGGTTTTGAATTTACAAAAATGATGCAAGAGGCAGGACTCCCGCGAGAAACCTGCTATTTGACGTATGTCATCAAAGACCGAATCCTTGGCCTCTCGACCCTCATTGCAGAAAAGAAAAAGGACATTACCCCCCGCCATGTCCTCTACAAGGGCAAATGGGTGATGCCGCAGGTAGTGGATGCCGTGGAGACGTTGCGGGAGGAAATCAAACGCGTAGGCCCCAATGTCGTTTGCACGAGCGGCAACCTCGCATTGTGGGCACTCACGGGGGAATGGTCGTCGTTCAATTGGCGCTCTTCCATGATGGAATCCGACCTCATCCCCGGATTGAAGGTCATCCCGACACTGCCTTTCAGCATCGTCAATGTGCAATGGAGCCAACGCGGGATCATTGTGCATGACTTGAAGAGGGTGAAGAGGCATGAAGATAAGCCGGGGGTGATGGATCGTGGGTACAAATTCCTAATCCCCGAGAACAATTCGACAGAAGAGTTTGAAAAGGTTCTAGGGTGCCTCATTCACCTAACCGGGAAAACCCAATTCGAAAAGATAGGCGCGGACATCGAGACGAGGGCGGGTCATATCTCTTCTATTGCCTTTGCTTGGGCATCTAACGAAGCTGTGTGTATCCCGCTGATGAAAACCAACAGCCCGGAAGGATTCTGGACTGAGACTCAGGAAGCTGAATTGGTTCGATGGATGTGCAAACTCATGCGCGCCAAAACAGTCATCGGCCAAAACTGGAACTACGACGCCCAATACATCTACCGCCATTGGCATTTCCTCTGCCTCAATGTGGTAGATACCATGATTCAGCAGCACTCATGTTTCAGCAACCTACCGAAAAACCTAGCGTTCCTCTCATCCATGTATTGTGAAGATCACCTGTACTGGAAAGATGACCGCACCAATTGGGAAGAGGGGCAAGATGGAGAGGGCGAAATTCAATATTGGCGGTATAACTGTACGGACGCTGCGCGCACGCTTGCCATACATCACGTTCTTTCTAGTGTATGTAAATCAATGGGACTGGAGTCTGTCAATCTATTCCAACAAAGTCTCAGGGAAAGAGTCCTCCGAGCGATGATTCGTGGTGTGCGCGTGGATCACAAACTCCGCGCGCAGCTTTCCTTTGACCTCATGAAAGAAGTGGCCGACCGCGAACAATGGATGCAGGACGTCCTCGGCCAAACTATCAACATCAAATCCCCTGCCCAGATGGCTGACTTCTTCTACCGTCAGATGGGTCAGCGTGAAATCAAAAACCGCAAAACCGGCAGCACCACTTGCAACGATGAAGCCCTCCACAAGATCGCCCAGCGAGAGCCCATCCTCCTCCCCGTCACAAGAAAGATCGCAGAGTTGCGGTCTTTGGGTGTGTTCCACTCCACATTTGTGCAAGCTGGGCTTGATGTGGACGGTCGGATGCGATGCACATTCAATGTGTGCGGGACGGAAACCTACCGGTTTGCCTCAAGCAAGAACGCCTTTAACACAGGGATGAATCTCCAGAATGTGCCGAAGGGCGGGGAACTGGAAGATGATGGCCTAGTATTGCCGAATATTCGTAAACTGTTTATACCAGATCAAGGCATGACTATGTTCGATCTTGACCTGGACAGCGCTGATCTTCGTATCGTAACCTGGGAAAGCGATTGCCAATGGATGAAGGAGAATTTTCGCAGTGGTCGCAAACCCTACGTTGAGGTGATGAAGGAGTATTACCATGACCAAAGTATGTCGAAAAACTCGCACCCGCGCGAGTATGCGATGTTCAAGTCTCTTTGCCACGGTACGAACTACCTTGGCACCGCCGACGGGATCGCGCCAAGGATTGGGCTATTGGTTCATGAAACTGAACGAATCCAACGATGGTACTTTGGCCTTTGTCCTGAGATTGCGAAATGGCAAGAAAACATCAAGAAACAAGTGGCTGGACGGCGTTATGTGGAAAACGCCTTCGGGTATCGAAATTACTTCTTTGATCGAATTGAAGGGACCATATTTAATCAGGCAGTCGCCTGGATACCCCAGAGTACTGTCGCGTGTCTTATTAACAGAGCGTGGGGGGAAATAGAGGACAACATACCCGAGGCTGAGATTCTGATTCAGGTCCACGATAGCCTTGTGGGTCAAGTGCCCACACACCGCAAACACGAACTATTGCCCCGTATTGCTGAATTGTCGACCGTTCCCATCCCCTACCCGGACCCGTTGAGGATTCCTGTAGGGTTTGTCAGCAGTGAAAAAAGCTGGGGAGATGCAGAGTGAGAAGCTTCTTTTGTTACGTCAGGACTATAGACAACCAATTCCTCTCCTGCGTCGTTGTAGCCGCACAGTCAATAGAGACTCTGCCCTCTCTAGCGTTTGCAAAGTTTGCGGAACAGGGGATTACGCTGAAGGCCAATGACATTGACCGTATGCGGTTTGTGGCCGATCCGCGTAACATAGAGGATGGTGTGGGGTATCCGCCCGTGGACGAGCCGGACGCACCCGACCCGGACGACTATTGCGTGGTATCCGAGTATTCGCCGGGCGACCCGACCCACTAAAAGCAACGGCCTCCTTAATCGGAGGCAGCTTTTCTTGTAGGGATTAATCTACTTTAATTCCTACAAATTATTTCTTCTTTTTCGACCTACGTTTCGTCTCCATCGCAATCGCCACAGCCTGCTTTTGCGGCTTTCCTGCCTTCATCTCCGTGCGGATGTTCTCCGACACGGTTTTCTTTGAAGTTCCTTTCTTCAACGGCATATCACACCTCCACAAAAGCACTGATAACAAGAAGAAGACTATCCGGGTCGATTTTGCTAGGCGGTTCGCTCAGTTCCTTCAGCCACCCACAATGCTGAAGCGCAGCGGTGCATAGCTCCGAGCAGAACCATGCACCCTTGGTCGTCCAGTCCGTTCCCGCCGCAAACGCCGCAATGGCCCGACTATCATACGGCTTGCCCACTTGATCTAGCACAAACTGATAATAGTCGGATTGTTGGGCATCCGTACACGGGATCGTCACGCGTTTGAGGGTATAACCTATCTGATAGTCCGGTCCTCGCAATTGCACTCCAGCTGGATACCCCGCCATCACGTCATTGCGCGCCCCCAACAGCAAACCATCAGGCATCACCGAATCCACATGAGCGTATCGGCCATGCCCGAACCATTGGATGATCTTGGAAGTCAGGCTATCACTACCCGCAAACTGCATGACGATCTGACCCATGTCACTTCCCCAACACAGCCACAGGAGCAGAGGCAGGGGTCGCAGGTACGGCCGAAGCCGCTTGTGCTGCCACGACAGCCGATGCCGCCTCTGCAGCCACATTCGCCGTAGCACAAACTACACCATTGACTACAGCAGCACTCGCAACCTCTGGGCTCGCCGTGCCTGCAGCCGTCAACGTAGGCTGCACAATCGCACAACCATTCTTAATTGCTTGCAGTGCCAGCAAATTCGTCTGGTTCAGGTTTGCAAGAGTTTGATTGACGTTGGATTGTTGTGCCGACGAGCATGCACCAAGAGCCAAAACACCAAGAATCAGGATTCGTTTCATTTCGTCACCTCATTTGCGGGAAGGGCGGGAAGATCAGGGACTTGCTTCGCATACCCAAGCGCATGCACCACCTTCAACAGAGTCCGGGCTGAAGTGTACACGCCAGCAAGAGCAACAACCAGAGGCTGATAATGGGCAGGAACGAGACCGCTGCCAAGAGCAACAGCAGAAGCAACAGTGACTGCAAATTCGCTGCTCTTGTAACCGGTTGTGGGGGCTGCTGCAGGGGCTTGCGTTGCGGCTGGGGTTTGGGCCATCGGCGTTTCCTCATTCGGCACCTCAGTTTGTGGGATCATTTAAGGCTACCTCCTTGCAAGATATTGTTTGCCAGACGGTTCATCCTACCGTTTGCATATTGTGGCTGTTTCAAGCTTGCAAGATATTGCAAACGCTTGGCATTGAACTTTGCGACCACCTCCCAACAGTTGGCCGTTGACAAGACAGAGCCCAACGCGGAACCTGTGGTTTGAGTTTGCATAATATCCTGCAGCCATTGAATCGGATGCCCACCATTGTAGGCCGTGTCAAAGACCTGAAAAGCAATGGGCAGGGGATAGAAATCACAGCCAAAGGGTGTCCAATAATTGGCTTGGGCAATCTCTTTGGCTGTGGATTCGGGAAAATCCTTCATATCCCCCGTGTATCCCCACTTGCGGGCCACGGCTTCAGTTGTTCCCCATCGGGTTGGTCCGCCACTGTCCACTGTATAATCCCCTTCGTTGCCGAGTGTCAGTGCCCAGCACTTGTCAAATGGCTCACTCACCAGTCTTCTCCTTAAGCCTTCCCGTCCATTCAAGATATTTTGTAACGACTAGAGCCGTGCATTGCACCACAATATAGGCCAATGTAGCTAACTTTATCCAGTCATCTAAATGGTTGCCAAGTGTAATCCACATTGACACCCCCGCAGGCGGTGCCAGCTTCGCTACACTTGAGGCGACCTGCTGTTTGAAGTCGTCCATGTTTATCATCCAAGGCCCCGGAATAGTTATGAGTTATTTGTAGAAATTAAAGTAGATTACTTTCTACGAATAATTAATTCGCGCCGAACACAGTCAAAGACACAGCGGAAGGATCAAGTAATCCCCCAGCCAGATTCACAGTCTCAATAGTCACACTTCCCGGAGTTTCTGCTATCCAATAACCAATGCCAGCCTGTCCAAGCATTACATTGTAGATATTCATAGTATTGATGAAGGGGTTCGTGAAAGTCACCACAAAAATCCCCTGCGAACTCCTAGTAATAGAAGCAATATTGCTCGATTGTTGTATTGTCACCACTCCACCAGAAACAGAAAATCTGGCCAGAGCCGCTGCTGATTGGATTGCTGTTTTTGCGATTCCCCCAGGGGAGTACGTAACAGCATTTACATCATTCAACCAGCTGGCTACAATTGGTGTGTTTTGATTATAGTCCTGGAAATTTGTAGATGCCATGTCAATTCCTCGGGTTAGTTCATCACACCAGTAGCATAGTTACTTGTTCCAAAACTTCCCACAGACGTTATAGCTGTCCCATTATTGTTAAGTTTATTTCCAGAGATGGCGGAAGCGTCAATACCGGAAGCATCAAACTCTGTAAAAGACGTTGTGGAGTCACTCAGATAGTACCCCTGTGAATAGGCAGTCGAAGCCCCCTCCACAGACATCTTAAAGATGTTTCGCGAAGATGAATTGTGGATGTAGATGGCCGGTTGATTTGTTGATCCCAGACTGTAGGCTCGAATACGGTCCTCAAATCGAGAGTGCGTGGTCCCATTCAACTCAATGGGCCAATTTTTACACTCAAAATAATCATTACCAATCTGATCGATGCCTTTTGAACCTGTTGCCACAACCGCATGGGCAGTTGCGCTTTGCTGGCACATTATTTCCATTCCCGTAACAGTTATCGAACCGTTACTGGAATCATATTCCAATCCCACGGGGGTGCTTCCAGCCCCATTGAAATTGATGTATCCCCCAATAACTTGAATAGAGCCATACAAACTAGTCCCGTTAAACTCAATACCAGCAAATCCATTCGAATCCAAAACTGGATTGTAGATTCTTACATCCTCATTCTGATTATCAAAGGTGGTTGAAGTATTTCCATTTCCTACCAAATCTATGCCAAATCCCAGATTAGCTGTCGAGAAGTAATTAACAAAAATGTCAGAATACCCATAAGTACCCGTTGCCACTAATCCTTGGTAATTCAGGCTTGAGGTCCAGGTGACGGTACTCCCCACACTACACCTATCGATGTAAACAGACGCATTCCCGCCAGCAAACCCAATGTTTG